CGGGTGGCGTTTGTGAAGTTCGTCCTGTATGGTGCGTGGTGCAAAGTTGTTGTTGGCGTTAATAAAGCGGCGCACGGGTCCGTCCATAGTTGGAATAACGGCACGCTCAAGCCACTGTACAATCTCATCCTGTATCCGTGGGTTGCGAACGGTATCCTTATCCTCCAGGTCGTCTGCAGTAATATAGGTTGGTCGTTGTGCCCCCTCGCGCAAGCCTCTGGCATCCTGACCAACGCCAATGGCTTTTGCAATAAAACGCTCCCTGCAGCTAAACCCTCCCTTTGCCCACTTGCCAGCAGTGACCTGGTTGCCAAAATCGAACCTAATGCGGTGGTTATTGGCAAACTCTGCCTGTATATCGTTTAGCAAAATTTCGGCCTTGTCCTGATTGTTTCCAATTATTACCATGTACACGCTTTCGCCGTTTATCCATAGCCACATGGGCAGTATGGTGTTCACAATAACCGACTTTGCCAGCCCGCGCCCCCATCTAACAATTACCTTGGCGGTGGGTTTAGCCTTAACGTATCGAGCCAGCGATATATGAAAATCGGGTGCTTTTGCCGTTGCGTAATGCGGGAAGTAGTAGTCAACAAAAAAGGCGTAATCGGTTTTTGCACGGGCTATACGCGCCGCCCTTTCGTTTGGCGACTCGCTAAGGTTTACCCCCGTGCTGTTTTGCACGTTGGTGCAGTGTTTTCGCCACGATTTAAGGGCTTGTATTTCGGTGGTGTAGCTCATCGTCTGGTCTTTTCTTGTACGTAAGCATCCTGGTACTTATTAATTGCCTTTAGCAACTCGTCGGTAACCTCCTTATCTACGCCCTGTCGAACGGCTAGCCACATGTGGAAATCCTCAAAAACCTCAATGGCGTGAACCACATTAGCCTTTTTGTCAAGCTTCTCAATGGTGGTTGATAGCTTGCTTAGCTTGTCGCCCAGCCCATCGAACGCATCCTCATCATCGCTCTCCAGTACCTTGTCCAGCACCTTTGAAACGCTCATAAGTAGCTTGTTAACAATTTCAGGTCGTGTAATATTGCGGGCCGAGCGAATGGCTTCCCACCCGCCCTGCTTTACCCACCTGTTTATGGTTACAGGGCTCACGCCAAGTCTCTCTGCAATAACTTTTTGAAGCGTGCCGGTTATATACAGGGTTTTTGCAACCGCCTTCCTATCCTCGTTCGAAGCTCTTTTTGCCATATTTAAAAAATCTATTTAAGGCAAAGTAAACCCCTGTATGGGGGTGTTGAAAGTTTTTAGCGAAGGGTTGGAGTGTTTGGTTTTAGGGTTGGACTAATAGTTGCAAGAAGCGTGCTTGTGCGCAATCTTTGCGACTGATTGTAACGCGAAAAGCCAAAACAAAATTTAATAATGTTATGTAGATGTCGAGAACTGTAAGAATACTTAACTCAAAGGTGAACCGGTATGGTTTCAGGGTGCTAACCTCGGGCGTGAAGCTCGACCAGTTTAAGCGTAACCCCATACTTCTGTTTATGCACAACCGCCCTATGTCGAACAGGGAAGACCAGATACTCCCACTTGGCACTGTTGAAAATGTAAGACTTGAGGGCGATGACCTTATCGGCGATTTGAACTTCGATATGGACGACCCCTTTGCGGCTCGGATAGCCAACAAGTGGGATAAGGGGATCCTTAAAATGGTTTCGGCTGGTTTAGATCCGGTTCGTTTTTGTGATGACCCCGCAATGCTTCTTGATGGGCAGGTGCTGTCAACATTAGCCGAATCTATACTCGATGAGGTGTCGGTTGTAGACCGAGGCGGTCTCGACGACGCCATTGCGTTATACAATTCGAAAACAAAGGAGTTTATAACTTTGCAAGAGGGTGTAGATCTAAGTTTTATACCACCAATTACCAAACCAAAAAATGAAAAAAAAATGAAAAAGATCTTGTTAGCGCTTAACCTTGGCGAAGGTGCAACCGAGGAGCAAGCCGTAGCCGCCATTGTGGCGCTACAATCTGAGCATCAAACATTACAAACTACCCTAAAGGCCGAGAGTGAAAAGGCCATTATCCTGGCGGTTGATACCGCCGTTCGCGACAAGCGAATTAAAGATGACCAAAAGGCACACTTTGTTGAACTAGGCGCAAAGGTGGGCATTGAATTGCTTAACAAAACGCTTACCAACATTGAGCCCGCCGTCAAGCCTAGCGACTTTATTAACGGCAAGGCTGGTGTAGGCCTATTTGCTGACAAGAAGTGGGCAGACCTCACTTCCGAGGAGCGTGTTCAACTTCGTGCCGATGATAAGGCTGGCTATGTTAAGCTGTTCAAGGCTGAATATGGTTACGAACCACAAATCGACTAATTAACCTAATTACGAAACCAATTAATCCGACTAAAAAATGAAACTATTCAAATTTTCAAGCTTACTAATCAGCCTCATCATGGGGTTGCTTATAGCAGGTCCGCTGGGTGCAATCGCCGGGGTGGGCTTTAGCCTTATTCCACGAGGCGAAACAGGGCTTATGGCCGACCTGTTCCCCGAGGTGTGGACGGGCGAGATGGTAAAGAAGTTCCGCCACGACGATGCCGCATCCTTCCTTGAGAAGGTACCCAGCTACGACCAGTATGCACAGAATGATGTTATTCACCTGGTTGATGTGGGAGCCGACCCCGATGTGCTGGTAAACAACACCACCTACCCTATAGACGTGCAGGAGTTACCCGACCAGGACATTGCCATTTCGTTAAACAAGTTCCAAACCAAGGCCACCAAGGTAACCGACGATGAGCTTTTTGCCATTACCTACGACAAGATGGCTAGCGTAACCGAAAGGCACAAAGCTGTTATTACCGAAACCAAGCACGATATGGCGCTTCACGCATTTGGACCAGCAGCAAACACGGCAAACACGCCAGTGGTGCTTACAACTGGTGCACTCGATGGTAGCAGAAAAGCCCTAGTGCGTGCCGATATTGTTACCCTTAAAAAGAAATTTGACAAGCTTAAACTGCCCACAAGTGGAAGGATACTGGTACTCTGCTCAGATCATGTTAATGACCTACTGGCAACCGACCAGAAATTTCAGGAGCAGTACTACAATTACACTACGGGCAAAATTGCCAATCTGTACGGTTTTGAGGTGCACGAGTACCCCAACGCCCCTTACTACGACAGCACTACTGCCAAAAAGAATGCTTTTGGTGCGCTAGTTACCGCAACCGATTTTCAGGCATCCATAGCGTTTTATGCGCCTCGCATGTTTAAAGCGGCTGGTAGTACTAAAACGTATATGAGTAGGGCTGAGGATAACCCAACTACGCAAGAGAACCTAATAAACTTTAGGCATTACTACATTGCGCTGCCAAAAAAACAGGAGGCAATTGGGGCTATTATTAGTACCGTATCCAGTTATAGCGACAACACCAACATAAAGGTTGCCAATGCAACTGTGGTTACCAATATAGGCGTTGAGACTTTAACCACGGTTATAGACACTACCGCTGCCGACCTACTGGGCGCAATTAGCAGCACCGACGATAGCACACAGACCTACAGTATTACCAATGCTGCTGGTACTGTAACCAAAACCGCTACCGATGCGCTTGTTACTGGCGATAAGCTTGTGGTTACTGCCGAGAACGGACACCAAGCCAATACATACACGCTTACCGTTCCTACTACATAGAGCGTTTTTTAACATAAAAAGGCTGGTGGTTAAGCCGCCAGCCTTTTCTAAAAAAAAACCGATGACAAAAATTGATAACAAAATACGAAGCATTTTCGCAGCCAATAAAGCCTTAAGGGTGCTATACGCATTTCCCGATGGCAATATTTTTAGCGATAAAGGCTTTGCCCTTAACCACCAGCGAGCCTGTAAGGCTGATCTAATGGTTGTTAATCGTGAAGATTTAGTTGAGCGAACCCCAAAGAAACTAGCTAAAGCCGTAAGTGAAACCAAAGGCAAAAAGGGTAATGCTATTACGCTGCAAGACCAGCTGATGGCTTTAGACCTTGAAAACCCAGATGGACCAATGTACAACGTGTACAAACAGCTACGTGATGGATTGGGCATTAAAACCGCCGATAATAAGATGGTTACAATTGTAGCCGCCTTGGCCGACGAGCAAAAGAAACTGAAAACAAAAAAACCTGAGTAGCCATGGAAAAATTACCACAAGTAACAACTATTGTAACAGGCGGTAACCTGGGCAGGGCTATGGCAAATCAGGACGGCTATGCCGGGCTTATAGCCCACGGTGTTGCGGGCGATAAGTTTGCGCTTGGCGACATCCTTATTTTTCGCGAGCTGGCCGAGGCCGAGGATAAGGGCATAACTGCCGTTTACGACACTACCAATACGGTAATGCTGTGGAGGCACATTGCCGACTTCTTTTTAACCGCCCCAGTAGGAACTCCGCTATACGTTATGCCAGTGGCCAAAACGGTAACCCTTGCAAACATGGTGGACAAAGCGGGCGATTATGCGCCTGCACTACTCGAAGGGGCTAATGGAGCCATAAAGCTACTTGCCTTTGCAAGTACACTGGACGCATTTGCCGATGTGGTTGCCGCCGCCTCGGCTGCTCAATTACTGTATAAGTGGGCTTTCGACAACTTTATGCCCCTTAATATTTTTCTTGAGGGCGCAAATTGTCCAGCCGACCTGTCAGCACTTGCCGACCTCAGGGATGCCACCACTGGCCCCGACGCCGACAGGGTAAGTGTTGTAATATGTAACGATGCCGCAATTACCACCGATGCGGAGGGTGTTGCCACTAATTACGATGGCTATGCCGCCGTGTGCCTGGCAATGGGTAGAGCGGCTGCCGTACCCGTACAGCGGAATATTGGCAGGGTTAAGGATGGGCGTTTACCTATTACTTCGCCAGCTCTATCAAATGGCGATTTAATTGATGCGCTAAGCAATGCGGTACTCGACGGTATAAACGCTAAGGGCTACATATTTATGCGCAAGCATGTGGGCAAGGCGGGGGCTTTCTTTAATGGCGATCATACTGCTGTTAAGCTCGAAAGCGACTTTGCCAGCATTTCACGAAGCAGACCCATTGATAAGGCTGTTAGGATTGTTCGGCAGGTGTACGTGGAGGAACTACTCGACGATATTGAGCTTGATCCTGCAACCGGAAATATGGCCCCCGAGGTACTTACAGCATACCAGCAAAGTTGCGATGGTGCTATAATGATTAATATGACTGCCGAGGGCGAAATAAGCGGCGGACGCACCTACGTGGACCCAGCGCAGGATGTGCTTGCCACCGATAAGGTAAAAACGAAGCTCAAAATTGTGCCAAAAGGCATGGTGAAGGAGATTGAAGTTGAACTTGGATACACTAAAAACCTCGACTAACATGATAAACGGAACAGAATACGGATTTGAGGATGTTAGAATCTCTGCCCTGGGGCGCTCGCTTGTCGGCTTTACTGCCGTTGAGTACGGTGCCACCAAGGACTACACTAACATTCACGGACGGGGCAATCGCCCCATTAAGCGAGGCAGAGGCAAAAAGGATGCCGAACCGGGTAAGCTAACCCTGCTACAAAGCGAGTTTGAAGCCCTGCAGCGCAGCGCACCTCCGGGAACTGACCCAACCGACTGGGCTCCCTTTGATGTGGTTGTAACCTACGCCCCTGTTGGTGGCGTTATAACTCGCGATATTGTGCCAACCTGTCAGGTTCGCAAGTATAGCAAAGGCCTTAGCACCGAGGATGGGCACATGACCATTGAGCTGGAGCTAATAACCGACATACCGCTACTTAATGTATAGCATTTAGCCTGTTGGGATGCAATACCCAACAGGCTTTAAACAACAGTTAAATAACATTTAAAACCCAACAAAATGTACAAAAAAATTTCATACGAGCAGAATGCGCTTACCGAGCTTACCGATGAGCAGGTACTGGCTGCCAAAAAGGAGTACGAGCACGTTTTTCTACTTACTGTAGAAGATAAGAAATGCTACATACACAAGCCTACGCGCATGGTAATTGACCTTGCGGTGCAGTCGGCCGCCAAGCGCAGCTCAATGTTCGACGAAACCATTCTCAAAAATTGCTGGCTGGCGGGCGATAAGGAGATAGTGGAAGTTGATGAGTATTTCTATGCCGTAAGCAAGCAGCTCGACGAGGTGGTAAAGTTTAAAACCGCCGAGCTAAAAAAATTGTAGCCGACTGGGAAGTTAACTCGGGCACAATTCCCATTCGGCTAATTAACGCCCAGCTGCGGTACTACTTTAAGGTTGACCCCGGCAAGTTAACCGACAACCAGTGGGCAATGATGTTTCAGGATTTGGTTTGGGTGCGCGACAACGAGCGCAAAAACGGCATATTGGAAAATCTTAAAAATATTTTTACCAAACGATGAATTTACGCGAGCTGAAATATGTGTTGTTGGGTGAGGATCGCCTGAGCGGGAAACTAAGACAGGTTTCCCAATCGGGTGATCGTGCCGCCACTTCGCTTATGCGCTCAAGCGACAGGCTTGCTAAATTTAAGCGAAATGCTGGAGAAGCTGCTCGAGAAATACCCGGCGTGGGCAGAGCCATGTCGTTAATTAAGAACCCCGTGGCAATGGGGGCTGCGGCAGTTGCTGGGTTGGCTGCGGGTTTTAAAAAAGCCACCGATGCAGCAGCAAAATTCAATTCAACTTTCCGAGAGCTAGAAAACCTTAACCTTGACAAAAGCCTGAAAGATCGAGGTATGCTCAAGGGTTTGGTGAAATATGCTGCAAGCAAGGAGGGATTCGACTTAAGTGCAACTTCAGCCGCTTTTTACGATGTTCAATCGGTAACAGGTCAGTATGGCGGCGAGGTGTCAAAAATAGTACGCTCACAAGGACGCTTTGCAGAGGTTATGAAAGCAGACTTCAATAGTTGGATATCGGGCACAGCAAAGGCAATGGCTAACTTCGGTTTCGGTTCTGAGAGTCTGGACGACTTTAACCGCTCAGCGTTTGCAGCGGTAAAAGTGGGCGTAACCTCATTTGACCAACTGGCTAAAGTTCAGAGTGTTTATGCGGGTGCAGCAGCGTCTGCGAAGCAGAATTTTGACTCTGCAAATAAAGTTTTTGCGATTTTTAGTAAAAGGACAAAAAGTGTGGATGAAGCGGCAACCTTGACAAAATCACTGTTTAATGACCTTACTAAAAAAACCTCTATAGAAGCCTTAGAGAAAGTGGTTGGTTCAATGTATGATGTTGACGGTAAAGTAAAGCAGGTAGACCAGATAATGCTTGAACTCAACCGCAAGTTCATAGAGCTAGGCGATCAGGATAGAAAGATAATTGACCTAAAAAACGAATTTCAGGGCAGCGAAGGTTTCATTGCCATGATTCAGGCGGCTACCGACCAGAGTGGCGGCCTGAAAAAGGCGCTTGACGAGTTTGGTGATACGAAGTTAGAATTTGAGGTTGCCCTAAAACTTGCCGAAATGGACCCCGTCTACATGGAAAAAAAGATGAGGGACAGGTTGAACACGGCTTGGGCTAGAGCAGGCGAACACCTATTGCCTTTACGCACAGGTTTTGCCGAGTTTATGGCAAGCGAGGCGGAGGCGTTTAGAGCGACTTTTTCTGGTAAATCATTTGGTAAAGAAGAGGCATTTGGAGCAACCATGGAGGAGTTTGACTTTATAAAGTACAACGCGACCTCAATGTCTGATTCCGAATTTAAGGAACACATGAAGACCTTAAATTTGGCGATTGAAAAAGCCTATGACGAAAAAGAGGCATGGAAAAAACACCCAGAAAGGTTTAACCCGCTAATGGGTAGAGGGAGGTTTAACTATGGCTATTGGGGAGGGAGGCTAGAAATGCTTAACCTAATTAGTTCAACTGCGTTACAATCAAGGCGAAAAGGGATTCCTATAATCGACCCGAATGCCCCTGTTCCTGATCCAACGCAACCACCCCCCGACCCCAACGACCCCCTACAAAACGGGTTAAATTCCGTTTCGGGCGGTGGCAACCAGATACGCAACATTACCGTGAACATAGCCAAGCTCATTGAGAGCCAAAATATAAACACCAAAAACCTAACCGAGGGTAGCCCACAGATACAGCAGAAAGTGGAAGAGGCGCTTATAAGGGCAATTTCGGGAACCGAACAGATGCTTGCAGGAGGATGAATATACTAGGGCGCAACATATACTACGCATGGGACTTGCTAGGACTTTACCGGCAGGTTTTTGGACACGTGGGCATTCCCTATAGCAAGGTACTTGCCGAGCAGTTCAAGGGCGTTGTTGGCGAGGGCGGTAAGCCCATTGAGGCGTGGGACGGCAACTCGCTCGAGGGGTTAGTATTTCGCGAGAGTAGCCTTAAGGGGCAGGCTTTTGTAATGCCGCTAACCATTGACGGGTGGAAGTTTCCCATTGAGCCGATGGTATCAATTAACGGGCGCAAGCACATTGTTGAAACCAAGGTAACAGGGCTCAAGCACCCCGTTATTGAGGATGTGGCCATGGAAAGTTACCGTATCAATATAAAGGGCGTTTTTATTAATGAGGAAAACGACGACTACCCCTACAGGGATGTTGCCCGTTTGCCCTGGTTACTCGAAAAGCGTGGCGCGCTACCGGTTGTTAATAAGCTGTTATCAACATTTGGGATTGACTACCTAACCATTGTAGATGTAAAGGCCGATGCCGTAGAGGGACACCAAAGCATGCAGTGGTACATTATTGAGGCGGTATCCGACCGCCCAGTCGATTTAGTAAACGTGGAGGGCGAACAATGAGTTTATCACTAACCTGCCGCGTAAAGATTGGTAAATACAGCTTCGATGGGGTGAACGAGGTTACCATTGTGCAAACCCGCAAGCAGGTTACTAATACAGCTACCATTAAATTACCCAACCGCCTTAAAAGCGATTTTTTGGTAAACAAAATAAAAGGTGGTGATGCCGTTACCATTATTTTGGGATATAATGCCGAGGACAGAGAAGAGTTCACGGGCTACGTTCGCGACATATCATTTGCCAGCCCAATTACCATTGAGTGCGAAGATGAGATGTACAAGCTTAAGCGTGTAAAGCCAAAGGCTAAGGGTTTCCCAAAAACAACCCTAAAAGAGCTACTAAAATACCTGGTGCCCGATGCCGTATTAACCGATATACCCAAAATTACGCTTACCTCATTTACGGTTTATGCCGATAAATCTGTGGCGCACGCGCTACAGGAATTGCGTGAGAACTTCGGGCTTGAGGTAAACTTTGTGGGCAAGCAACTTTTTGTTGGCGTGCCGCTAACGCAGGACACGAAAGCCAATGCCCCCGAGGTGGTTTACAACATGGAGCTAAATGTTATTAACTCAAGCCTGCAGTTCCAGCGTAAGGAGGATGTTAGAATACGGGTCGAGGCACGAAGCATTACGGGCGATAACCAGGTACTAACCGCCACCGTGGGCGATGATGATGCATCGACCACCACCACGCTACACTTTTACAATGTAACCGTAAAGGCCGAGCTCGAAAGGCAGGCCGAGGAAAAGCTAAAGGTTTGGAAACACGACGGTTTTAAGGGCGCGCTTACCAGTTTTGGTGTACCGTATGCCGAGCCCGGTTGGGTTGCAAAAATTATTGATAACAGGTATAACGGTAGCCGGTCGGGAAAGTATTTTATCGACTCGGTAACCACCACCTTTGGTATTAATGGCTTCCGCCGCGAGGTCGAAATAGGGAGGGTAGCAGGATGACAGGAGACGAGCTAAGGCGTAAGCTGGTTGATTTAATAAAAGATAATACCCCCAAGCAGGTGTCCATTTGCGAAATTATTAACGTTGATGAGAGCAAGCTCACCTGCACGGTTAGGGAGCTGCAAACCAATGCCGAATTATATCACGTTCGCTTAGCCCCAGGTAAAAACGAAAAGCAAACGGTATTAATACCAACAATAGGCAGCATCGTTTTGGTGGGTGTAATTAGCAACGACATCCGCTCAAGATATGTGGCGCTAGTTAGCGAGGTTGATAAGATATATTTGAATGGTGGGGAGAATGGGGGGCTGGTTAAAATTGGAAACCTCGAAACCAAGTTGAATGGGTTGGTAAATTCCATAACCGCTGAGCTAACAAAGATAGCCACAGGCATAACTGGGGCTGGAAGCACATATACACCTGGCACTATTTCAACCTTTAATAAGGTCGATTTTGAAAACGATAAAATAGTACACTAATGGCGAAAACGCTGGGCATACTACTAAACAACGATTTTGACCTGGATATAAAGGTTAAAAGGAACGCCGAGGGGCTTATTACCTCGGGGCTTGTGGTGGGTAATAGCGTTTATCAGCAGCAAACACTGCTGCTTATTGCCAATAAGGGCGAAATTAAGCACAAGCCTCTTGCGGGCGTTGGGCTTAATACGTTTCTATTGGACGATACAAGCAACGATGCGCTATTTCAGGAGGTATCATCGCAATTTAGTGCCGATGGCATGCGGGTGTTTTCTGCTGAAATAGTAGAGGGCAAAATGAGGGTTGATGCCAATTATGAGGATGGCTCAGATTTTAAGTAAAAACAATAATATGCTAACACTACAAACACTAAAAGACATCTGCACCAACGGCTCCGTAATCAACATACGCAAGTATGTTGAGCCCCTGAATAGGCATATGCAGGCCTTTGGCATCGATAGCTTTGTGCGCATACGCCACTTTATAGCCCAAATTGCCCACGAGAGCGGCGAGTTTAGGTA